CTCTATTCTACGCAACACTCCCTTTTGTACTTTATTACTGGTCGCCGATTTTTTCACAAGGGGAGCCATTACTTCCTTACTATCAAATGCTTCTTTCCATCGTTCTTCGCATAAACACCAATGATCTCCCGGTTTGACGACACTGGTTAAATCATTGTTTCTTTTTTTAGAAAAGTCTAAAAAATCTTGGCTGATTTCTCCGCAAACCAAATGTTTTCCATTGTCATATGGACCCCCGTAACAATACCCATCTCTTAAATAACCGGTTAAAGGATCCTTTGAACACCTTTCTAATTTCTCATTGTGTATGTTTTTTTCCATTATTGATATAGGACGAGAAATTTATACGGTGGCGAAAAATTCCCAATCCAAGTCCCCGCATACTTTTTTCCAAATCATATCTTGTTCTAACTGTTTTTCACGGTCTTTCATCATGGGTATAAACGGTAAATATTGGGTTTGGTCCAAGAGAACGCATAATTGATACAACGTATAGGTATAATTGAAGAAATTCGTGCGATTCGGTGGACAATGTACGGCCCATGGTTTCTGGATTTCGATGAACAATACACAAAGGGTTTCGTGTAATTCCTCGTTCATGATGGGCGGTTTAATGCCAAACAACGAATTGATGTACTGAATGTGTTCGAAATATTTATTGAGGCCCAATTTCCGCAGGATTTCACGCATTTTGTCGTAATTGATTTCTTTCATGTCGGTAATCCGCTCTTTCTTGATTCGCGCCTTGATTTGGTCAATGACCTCTTCGGGTATTTGCGTGGTTTCCTTTGCTTGGAACTGGGACAAGATTTCTTTAAAGTGGTTGAGACGGATATAGGCTGTATACGATACTTCATTGGGAGGTTCCTTATTATTCGGTTTATTGCTATCTACGATGTGTGTTATAAATCGCCCGCATTGCAAATTGTTGCAAATCATTATGCCTTCGTCTTCTTGAGGAACCATTTCTCCCTTTAAACACACCTCGCAACGGTCGCATTCCACGAAATAGTCTTGGATATTTGTGAATTCATTGTTGACGTTATACCAATAATCTTGGTATAACTTCTTTGCCTGAATGTATTTAGCGACGTCTTGTCGTTCGGGATTGGTGGATTTCACCTTGAAAAACGAATTGAGCACATTGACGTTTTGAGGAGGCTCTCCGGAGGAAATTTGCTTCTTGGATTCAAAATAATCGAATATATATTTGGAGTTGTCCAAGAAGTAGGCTTGCTTTTCTTTTTGATGGGATTTGATCTGCTTTTTCTTTTCTTGTATTTTGTCTTTGGTTTCCATGATGGCATCTATTTGGTTTTTAGGCAAAGTTTTGAGATAGGATTTTAAGTTGACAACTTCATCTTGAAGTTGCGGGATATTATGACTCTCTAAGCGGTCAAAGTAAGCCAACATTTCACTATGTTTCTCGTCTAAAGAAGTCAATTGTTTATGTTGATTTTTCTTGGAACTCGAAGACATATAGTTTGTTTACGTATGATTATTTAACTAATTTGTTGATTAATAAATATTGTTTTCTGGGAGGATTATATATATATTTTTAATAATGAGTACTTTTGATATTGATGAAATGATTTATAACGCATTTAATACAATCATGCCAGGAAAAGACCCAACCACCGGAGAAAATGAACCTTTTCCCATACCAGAAAACGAAGACGAAACAAACAATTTATTACAATTTGACACTCTTAAAGGTCGTTTCTATGCAGATATGATAAAAGATATGGGTGTTCCGTATTCTGGAACAACAAGTTTAACAAACAACGAAATAATAGATATTTTAAATAAGGCTTTTGGAGCTGACTCTCCTTTTATTAACGAGGAGAAACAACCTAATAACAAAGGAGAGTACGTGTACTTGGTGAATGCAAATGCATATAAATCACAAACTTTACAGCAAAGGTATAATCAAATTATGCGTGAAAACGCAAACAATATAAAACAATATAGAAACATATTAAAGACGTCCGTTACTGCGGTTAGTGGATATTCTAATGCAAGATATCAATTCTACGAAAGTGGTCTTGGTGTTAAAAGGATATGTGCTAATAAGGGAGAGGGAGAGTGCATAAATGTAGATACTGCGGCTGCTCATTTAGATACTGCTGGAAAAGACAAAAGTGACGCTACGGCACATTTTAATATGCTTATTGATCCTGATACTTTTGTGAGTTATGGATTTCCTCCTGATACATTAATACAAACAAATTGGATTAATGAGAATAACTGCAAAATTGCAATTAATCGATTACCAAATCCTCAAGATCCTAAAAAATTAATTAATAATTTTATACTACTCTACCCTAATCGAAATACAGAATTATTAGGGCCATATACACTCGGAAATGCACAAAAAAATCAAGCATTACTATCCGCATTAGTAGAACGTAATGTAGATCCAAATATAATGAAATACATATTATTAGTAAAAGAATTCGGAGATGTGTTACAGGTTATGGAATATTATGGTATTGTTACCTACTTAGAAGAACATTTGGGTGTTTCTAGCGCAATAATTCGTCCCAGATTTAATATGCAAACTACCGATTCAGTGGTATTTGATTTATGTGTGAGTCTTGGATTGCCATGTACTTATACAGGCTCGCGTGAAGGGGTTACATCTGGCGGAATAACAGTTATAATGTATGAATATGTACCAACACCTCCAGCAACGATATTACAAAATCGATTGACTTCAATTTATCAAGGTCTTAACGGACGATTAAATTCATTAAAATTTGGAATTAATAGAGGATTAACTATATTAAATTCGTTGTCTTATGAGATTCCAGAGGGATACGTAGCTCCAGGAAAAAGTACTAGGCCTTCGAGGAGTGCTTCCAGGGGTACTACTCCAACTGTTTCTCCAATGAGTACTCCAAGGGTTTCAAGGAGTAGGTCCCCACTCACAGAGTCCCCTGGCATTCCTACAGACGCACCCGTGAGACTAGAACCTGCAGATAATTTTTACGCACACACAAACATAATGCACATTATTGATCCCAATGCTCCTGCTAATGATCAGAACTTTCGTAACATGACCCTATCTGAATCAGTTCAATTAAAAAGAAACCTTTTATCACTATTATTAGATGCAGTCGAAAATGCGAGTATTGCTCTAAAAACACAGTTTGATAATATAGATACTACTACTAATGCTGTCAGTTTAAACGCTGATATTCAGAATGGGACAACACTCTTAGAGAACGCAACGACGATTATGTTAGGTACCCAGGAATTAGGTTTTGACGAAGACCCAATTGTTAAAGTAAAAGGAACAGGATGGATTATTCGTAATCCAATATTAGTAGAATGGTTTGCATATTTTTCTGGTTATTTTCCTCGTGGTATTCCGTTCCCAATAAAGTTTGATGATACTGGAAGTTTTACTTATAATAATGGTGAAAACATGATTAATGCATATACATATCCAAATTTTACACCAACAACCATCGGAGGAGATGGAAAAAAAACATGGAATCTAACGAGTAAAAATTTTTCATCATCACTATCTTCAAAAGGATTACGTCAAAAAGGATTACGTCAAAAAGGTGGAACTAATACGGAAGAGTTAACATTCGAAAATTGCGTTTATTTAAAAACCGCACAACATAGGGTAGCCGAGCAATTATTACAAAAAATGATCGAGAAATTAAAACAAGATTATATCGAGCACAAATTAAATGAAAATCAACATTTAAGTGAATATCAAAATTTAAGTGAAGAATCTCAAAGACAAAATTTCGAAAATGAAATAAACGGATTTTTAGAATATATCCAGAACAATTTCAGTGAAAATCAAAACGGATTTTTAGAATATATCCAGAACAATTTAAGTGAAGATACAAATTTAAGTGAAGACGATATAAACACAATAAACGTATTAGTAAATAAAATAAACCAATTAAAATATGAAAGAAACCAATTAATAAAAGACAATACTGAAACATATGAATTAATAGCACTCAAATTTAGTGAACTACACTCCGAATCAAGAGTAAATCCTTTGTTATATCCAAAATTATTACTTGATTTCGATGGCTATCTAGAACAAAAATATGATAGTGATGGTAATCCACTAATATATGATAGTGATGGTAATCCACTAGGAATATATAATAGTGATGGTACAGTCATAGAACATATAGAAATAAATAATATCCCAAGAGAGCATATAGTATTGGATCATGACCAAACTACGAATAATATTGTAGCAACATTCGAAGGGGTAAATTATTTAGTGACAGTAAATATTTCTGAAGAGATTGCAACACAAATTATGGAAGAAATGAACTACTATGCACAAATTTATTTACATATTGCTGATGTAAACAATCTTGAAGAAATAAGATCGTTAATGTTTACATATGTAGATCAATGGTCTAATTTGTATAGAGAAGATATACCCGAGTTTGACATACCTCTTCCTCCTAGATTTTTAAGTAACATAACAATTACGTTTGAAGGTCGAATTTACACTATAATGCATGCAACATATACTATGTATTATCAGAGTTGGGGTGAACTTAATTTCGTTAATAAGGAAGTATATTATAATGATGAACCATACCCAGTTGTATCAGTAAACGAAGATAATACATTTACTTTAAGGGACGGAAATGGCAATATTTTACCCGTTCCTATAACTGAAATAATGATTCAAGATGGTGAACAAGGTCCCATTTCTGTAAATGACTATATCAACATTCGGTTGAATAATTTTAGATATTATTATGAGTGGAATTTCAAACCAGGCACAAAAATAAGAGGGAGAGAATCATTGCCATTTATAAATGTTAAAAATTTAGACGAAAATGACCCTATTAGCCGGATTGAAAATGATGAAGAGATAAATTTCTTAAATGCTTTATTTTCATTGTGGTTCGAAAATTTTATCGGGACGTACAGTGGTGGAGGAAATAAAAAAGCAAAGAAAACCAAGAAAAAGCGTAAAACAAAGAAACACACCAAAAAAATAAAATATCGTAAAAAGAAGAGCAAATCTAAAACAATCCGAAAAACCGAAAAGAAACGTAAATAAAACCCATAAAATTGATTCTAAACTCCTTTTTGGTATTCATTAATTTACCTCAATGAGTACCGAGTATTATAAAAACAAATACTTGCATTTATCGCAAAAATGTATGGATGATTATCCATCACACTTTAAACAGGACTATAAGAATTATGAATTACTACAATGTGCGGTATGTTTAAATGATAGAGTAAATCCACACAATGTAAATTGGTTTACGGGTCGTTTTATGGGAATCTATACCAACCAATATTGTGGAGTGACTTATCTTCAAATGTATAAAACTTCCTGTAATACATCATTCTCTTTTGATCTTCTGAATAGAATAGAATGTTCTATCTTTTTAGATGATCGTCGTAAATATTATTCTCGTCAATATCCGATTTATCCCATGCAATCGCGTATATGCATAAACTTATATCCCCTTTATCAAAAAGAACTCCTTTTATTGTATTTTCATTTACTCACTCAAAAGACCTCTTTATTGCCAGAATGTATGGGTATAATTAGTAACTACTTAAAACCCTCCTCCTTCCAAGATTACGAACTCATTTGGGACATTGGCCAAAACAAGGAAAATTTCGTTTAATCATTTTGAAAAAACACTCTACTTACTCTAAGTATGTCGTCTCAAGAAACATTGGCGTCCCATATTCCCTCGTCTTTTTCTTTAAGCACCAAACAGGTCCAGGTGATGGCCTTCTTAATGAATGCTCTTGAACGTGGGTGGTCCGTCAAAAAGAAAAACAATGAATACATATTTTCCAAAAAACACGAAGGTAAGCGAGAAGTATTTCAAGAGAATTATTTAGAATCTTTTATTCAATCCAATTTAGATATGTCCATATTAGACTCCAAAGCATAATCGCATTAATTAATGAAAAAATAATTTTTGTCATTTTTTATTAGCCTATACCCTTTTCACTACCCCCCTTATAAATTCAGGGAAATATATTTAGACGTTTTTACAATTTTCCCAAAAAATATTTAAAAACAATTAAATAAAATCCTACTTTCTTTAGGCATTTCTCTTTTTTTCTTGGCTATTGGGATATTCCACGTATAATTTCTGTATATTTGGTGTGTTTTTTGGCATATAACCTAATAATTTATGCTTTCACAGTGCTGTGTAAGTATATTCAAAAAAATGAACCCATTGAAAATGTTTAAATAAACAATTAAATGACTTTCTCCGAAATTATTTTCTAAACTAACATTATAAAGAATGGCTGGAGCTCTTATGCAACTCGTCGCCTATGGCGCACAAGACGTTTTCCTAACCGGAACCCCCGAGATTACCTTCTGGAAGGTGTCCTACAGACGCCACACTAACTTCGCTATGGAGTCTATTGAGCAGACTTTCTCTGGTCAAGCTGACTTCGGTCGCCGTGTTACCTGCACCATCAGCAGAAACGGTGATCTTTGTTACCGTACCTATCTTCAAGTAACTCTTCCTGAGATCAACCAAGCTATGGGCAAGACCACCAAGGGTCCTGTCTATGCTCGTTGGTTGGATTTCCCAGGTGAGCAATTGATTGCTCAAGTTGAGGTTGAAATTGGTGGCCAAAGAATTGACCGTCAATACGGTGACTGGATGCACATCTGGAACCAATTGACCATGCCTGCTGACCAGCTTCGTGGTTACCACCAGATGGTAGGTAACACCACCCAACTTACCTACATCACCGATCCTTCCTTCGCTAACATCAGCGGTCCTTGTGCTGCTGCTGGTGGACCTACCCAAGTGTGCGCTCCTCGCAACGCTCTTCCTGAGACCACCCTTTACATTCCTCTTCTTTTCTGGTTCTGCCGCAACCCTGGACTTGCTCTTCCTTTGATTGCTCTTCAATACCACGAGGTCAAGATCAACATTGACTTCCGTCCTATTGGTGAGTGCTTGTGGGCTGTTGGCAGTCTTGACGAGGCTAACGGAAGTGGTTCCCAAGCTGTATCTGCTGCTTACCAACAATCTCTTGTTGCGGCTTCCCTTTACATCGACTATGTCTTCCTTGACACCGATGAGCGCCGCAAGATGGCACAGAACCCTCACGAGTACTTGATTGAACAACTTCAATTCACTGGTGACGAGTCTGTTGGTTCCTCTTCCAACAAGATCAAGTTGAACTTCAACCACCCTTGTAAGGAATTGATCTGGGTTGTCCAACCTGATGCTAACGTTGACTACTGTGCTTCCTTGGAAGGTGGTACCACCCTTTACAAGGTTCTAGGTGCTCAACCTTTCAACTACACTGATGCTGTTGATGCTCTTCCTAATGCTGTCCACGCTTTCGGTGGTCCTGAGCAAACCTCCGGTACTGATGCTTTCATCACCAGTGCTGGTCTTTTCCAGGATGCTGGAGCTATGGGAGGTGAGGAAGCTGGTGTTCAGTGGGGTGCTGCTCCTGCTAACGTTTTCGGTGCTGACCAATCCATGGGTGCTGACAAAGGTGCTAGCCTTGAGGGTTCCTATGTATCTGATGCTGGTACCTTCGTTCTTTCTGAGACCGCTCTTGATATGCACTGCTGGGGTGAGAACCCTGTTGTCACCGCTAAGCTTCAACTTAACGGCCAAGACCGCTTCTCTGAGCGTGAGGGAACCTACTTCGATGTTGTTCAACCTTTCCAACACCACACCCGTAACCCTGATACCGGTATCAACGTGTACTCCTTCGCTCTTCGCCCTGAGGAACACCAACCTTCCGGAAGTTGCAACTTCTCCAGAATCGACAATGCTACCCTTCAGCTTGTCCTTTCCAGCGCTACCGTCGGTGGTACCGCCACTGCCAAGGTTCGTGTCTACGCTACCAACTATAACGTGCTTCGCGTAATGAGCGGTATGGCTGGTGTTGCTTACTCCAACTAAGCGTGTTAATTATCTCCTGATAATTATTTTAATTAATATTTAATGTGTACGTTACTTGTACATATTAAAATAATAAATAATTGTATATGGAAAAAGAAAATTTTTTCTATAATTTGTCGTATGTGTATGAATTAGTTATCATTGCCCTGGGATTGATCATATTTAGTAGTATTTTGAATAAAAAAATAATGCTCCTTTTGTCTGTTATTTTCTTGCTATTTTTATTTTTCTTTTTTCGCAATTATTTACCGGACATTCCTTTACAACCCAATACCTTTTTATCCCCTTCATCGTCGAAAGTAACGAAAATTGAAGAAGGAGAAAACCAAAACGTTGTGTATACGTATCTCTCTCCCTTGGATAAACATTTTATGATAGCCCCTGTCGATTGCACAATTATTAATATCGAAAGAGGAAATCGGATTGTTTCTGACGCAGAAAGAGTGAGAGTAACCTTTAAAGATGAACATGGAAATATATTCAGTCTAGACCAAATTGTTTCTAAGTTTGGTTATGGGGCTTGGTTGCTCGGATTCATTTATCCAGAAAGATGCGTTGTTTATGGAAAAGTAGGGCAAAAATTAAAACAAGGAGAACGATACGGATTAATACGATTTGGTAGTAACATGCAATATACGTTACCGCCCACCTTCAAAGTGATAATTAATGAAGGAGAACACATTCAAATTGGTCAACCCGTTGCCCTTATAAAGTAAACGTGAACACCAAGTCTTTTTGAAAATTTTGAAAACTTTCAAAAAGAAATATATAACTATTATAACCTTATGGAACTATCAAACAATATTAAATTAATGTGTCGCATTCGACCGAATTTCAAAAACAACGAAAATTGCGTTACAAATAAAAACAATGAAATTTTTGTGGAAAAAAAGCAACCCGGCATAATAAAAACACATAAATCCCAATTGAAATATTCCTTTAATAAGGTGTTTGGGCAAGACGATGTGAATATTGATGTATACGATTATATTGGCATAGAAATGATAAAATACGTCATCAAACACAAAAAAAACGTTACCTTTTACGTATATGGTCAAACCGGTTCCGGTAAAACACATACGTTATTGGGAGGCAACAAAGAAAAGGGCATGTTACAGGAAATTCTCGACGATATGATGGAAATCGGTTATGATACGAAAATCTGTGCCTTGGAAATTTACAATAACAAATGCTATGATTTGCTCCAAAATAAGAAAAAGGTACATCAACGAGACAATGGAGCCCGCGATTTTGTATTTCCTGGAGTCGTATTAAAACCACTGAAAAATGCAAAAGATATTGCTGATTTTAATGACATTATTAGTAATAATCGTAAAGTCGGCGTTTCGAGTGAAAACGATACGTCTTCGCGTTCGCATTTATTAATTGAAATCCGTATAAATGGCCAATTTCTTCGCATTTTAGACTTGGCGGGGTGCGAGAAAGCAAACCAAGCTATTTGCAAATCAAGACAAGAGTATTATGAAAACGGAGAAATCAATCAAAATTTATTTGCCTTGAAAGAATGTATTCGCTGTCTTCTCAAAAAACAATCGCACATTCCTTATCGGCGGTGTGAATTAACCAAGATGTTAAAGCAATCTTTTGAGCCGGGAAATCAAACCTATATTCTAGCCACGATCTCCCCCTATATGAGTGCGTGTCATACTTCGATTGACGTTTTAAATTATATTAACTCGATTAAAAACATCAAAACACAGCTTCCTCAAAAGTCCGGTTTTCAACAGTTCTTAGGAAGTCCTCGGTTCAATAATTTTATGGAGAAAAAAAACGTTCTTACACAACTGTCGATAAAGGAAAAGAATTTATTGGAATCCATGGTCCAAGAAAAAACCACGCGGGTTCACATGGACCTATATTTAGACGTTCTGGACCAAAAGAAAAAACTACTTGCTAAATAGGGAAAAACCCACCACCCCCATGGCAATAATGACTGCACCGAGTCCTTCATACATAGTAAATGTACCATCTGTTTGCAAAAAGTAGCTTAATACTAATGTCAATATAAACTGGGAATTGAATATTGCTCTTGGATATACTGGATTGCTGGATTGTTGAATAGCCTCTCCCAAATATTCGCGGAAAAGGGAAAATCCCATGATACAAATGGCCAAACTGATCCATGGATACGTATTCAATAGCTCGATGCTACTTTTGTCTTTTGCCACGTTCGCATCGAGTACTTGCAATCCAATGTTCCCCGTATCCGCATATTGAAACATATAATTCAATAATCCCGCCACCAATACTTGTATGGTAGAAAAATCGAGATTAGATACTTCGGAAACACCGAACTTTGTAGTAATGTCCGAAAGAGAGGCAAAACACCCGGCGATCAATGTGGGATATAACCATGTAATATTGTCGTTATTCATACCTATTAATTTTGGTAAAATGGCTACAAATCCACCTACTAATGTCAATAATATAAATCCCACTTTGGAGAAGGAAAACGATTCGCGAAATAAAAATAAGGAAGCAACATAAGTAATAACTATATTCGTTCTCAATACTGCACTCGGAATTCCTGGATTTTGAATAAGAGACAATGCATTATTCATGTAATAAAGTGCACAGCCAAAACAAAGACCGGATATGACCGACCATTTGTTAGTCAGGTTGAATAAATCCCATTTCCCATTTTTCACATAAAAGTAGAGGAAGCTGATGGACATAACAAAAGGAATAATGGAAGAAGGTTCGTAATTTCCCTGACTTAATTTCAGGAAGGAAATATATATACCTGCACCTAACGTCGCAATAGAAATTGCCGTTTTCCAATGCATTTATTATATCATCCTATAAAAAAATTGCATTGCAATTTTTTATAGAATATCGTTATTTATCTTAACATTACACTATTTCTAATCAAATTATTCGATTCTCGTACACAATTATTTAAGACCTTGGCAAGGTCTCTCTTTTCTTTGATATAGGTCTCGAGAAGTTCCTCTATCTTTTCGATGTTTTCTGTCTTTTGATACTTTGTCTCTAATATTGTGACCCACTCATCAATAAATTGATGATAGGCGGATTTGTCTGTTTTGCTATATTTCCAAACCCATTGATAATTGTGTTCTGTACTCGTATTACAAGACATCGGTTTCAGTTCAAAATAACGGATTCCAGATAATTTAACATCGGGAAAGATTTCTTTGTGGTGTTCACGACACGATTGGGCAATTTCCCAGGATAACAAATATTCCGTAACCTTATCATCGGGATTAAGGAAATGGAAAATATTGTCTTGAGGGAAAAGAATGTGATAGTTCCTTACCAAATTGTACATAACGTCTTT